CTACTCAAAGGAATTTCGCATCCCTGCAAGCAAGACAAACGTTGACTTCTTCGGTGCAATCTTCAACGTAAATTTCAACGGTTGGTTTGACTTCCGCAAGAAGGTGACTGCAACGCTAACGGTGAACACTATTCCCATTGCAAGCGGTCACGTTCAGGTTAAAAAATTATATTGGCAAAGTGGTAAGTTGTTCGAATTTGAGGTGGTCTTCTTTGGTGAAGTGCCTAACCTTGCACGTCTATTGAATGAAAAGAAATTACGAGATATTGAATCGATTGTCGCAGGTGATTTGGATTATGACTTACTTCATGAAAACGTTGAAACACCACCTAACGACAATACTATTTTAACGCTTTGCGATAAGTGGAATCTGACGGCAACCAATCCAGAAGGACAACCTGTTTATTCAATTCCTATTCCTGTTTTTCCATTGTATAAACCGCTTTACGTTGGACACTTAACCCCTGCGGTGAAGGCTCAATACTTGTTCGACCAAATAATGAACGATGCAGGTATTCAATACGCAAGTGATAACTTAAGCGGATGTTTGGAGAACGTTTACGTTCCTTTTGTGAATGGGCAGTATTTGAATAGTTCATTAGGATTGAATGACTTTGCAAGCAAATTAGCTTTGTCAACAAATCTTAACAACATAGCATTTGCAAACAACGATAAATTTTACAACATATATCCGAGTTTTACCGAGTATGAGGATGCTGGTTCAGATTGGAGTAGTGGTATTTATACAGCACCATTTACAGGAGAATTTACTTTCAAATGTTGGATGAATGGACAAGCTACTTCAACAGGAGGAACAAATATAAGTGTTGTATTATTCGGTTTTGTTGCAAAGATTAACGATGTGTTTTTTACAGAACAAGACACTATTATTTACTCATTAGGAAATAGCACAACAAACGACTTAAGCACAACAGGAAATATAACGCTTTCTTTAGTTCAAGGGGACGAAGTAAAATTCATATTTGCAGCTGAACCATTTACAACAGGAAATGGAACAATGGAAATTGATTTCACAGGAAACGGAGCGAATGACTACACAGGAACAGGAGTTGAACTTGTAAGCGTTGGAACATCATTGACGGGTGATACTTGTCTTATGGAGTTCAACGCTCCAGACATGAAGCAAATTGATTTTATCACATCGATTCAAAAGATGTTCAACCTTGCCTTCGTTCCAGACAGAACACTTCCAAACACATTACGCATCGAACCGCTTGTTGAATATATCGGAAGCGGTAACACGTTAGACTGGACGGATAAACTTGACCTTTCAAAAGACATTACATACTATCCAACAACCGACCTTCAAAAGTCGAAGTTCACGTTCACATACACAGAAGATTCAGACTATTACAATTCAGTCTACAGAGACAACGGACACATCTACGGAAGTTATGAAGTAACGGAGAACGATTTCGAAGTGATTAACGAGTTTGCAACAGGTGAAGAAAAAGTTGAATTATCCTTTGCTCCAACACCTTCACGAGCGGTTGAAAATACAGACGTCGTTGTTCCTCGATTCATCAACGGAGAAGGACAATTTGTGCAGCCAAAACCACGCATCCTGTATTACTTCGCTGACTTCTTTGTGAACATGTACGATGAAGTAAGTGGTGACGTAGTGCAAACGGCGGTTAAGTGTTTGAACAACTACTCAACCATGAACGCAACGGTGAGCGATTCAGATTTGAACTTCGCTCCTGAAGTACCATTACACACAATCATTGCACCGCCATACGACAACTTATACAATCGTTGGTGGCGCAATTACTATCGTGAATTATATGACGGACAGGCAAGGATAATGGAAGGAATGTTCGCACTAACGTTGAACGATATTTTCACGTTTCAATGGAGCGACAAAATATGGATTGTCGATTCATGGTGGCGCATTCTGGACGTTGAAGGTTACGTTGTAGGGGAACAAGAAATGACGAAGGTGAAGCTCATTCGTTTGCTCGACATAGACAACGACTGCGATATTTTGCCCGTATCGGCTAACTTAGACCAAACGTTGAATTGGGAAACTCCGAATGGTGATCCTGCAACGGTGACTGAAGATTGTTGTCGTCGCTTTGGTTATTATTGGAACAGCACAAAGAACAATTGTTTCTCTGTTCCAAACAATGGTACACGTTCATTCATTACTGCGACTGCACCAACGTTAGCACCAACTCGCTTCGGCGCACCGGTTAACTTCAGCGCAGCAACAACGCAACCCATTAAGACAATAACGACTGACTATGTTGTAACAAACTTCGACCGTGTCTTGATTGGAGACGAAACAGCAGGGAACATCACCATTTATTTGCCTTCTTCGACTACAACAATGGGACGTGAAATAATCATTCAGAACAAGACAGGAGTGAATGACGTGATTGTCACACCATACACGGGTGAATACATCAACGGAAGTCTTTCTTTGGTTTTAACAAACGCACGACAAACAGTAACACTTATTTCTGATGGAACAGACTTCACAACAACAACTGCAAAATAGAGCGCACGAGATGGTTGCGTGCTTAGAGTTTCTTAAATTGAACATTAAGACTGAAGGCGATAATGGCAAAATGGCTAACGGAAAGCGTAAGCTCAAAATGTGGAAATACTACGCATTGAAAGTCACTCGTATTTCAGTAAACGTTGTGTTTTGGATATTTATAATTTATAACATCTTCTTCTAATGGCAAACACAATAGATTTTAACGTAAGCACTAATGCAGTAACTGTCCTTAATCAAACAACTGAAGCTGCTGAAAATACCGCACAAGGTTTTACAAGTGCTAAAGCAGAACTTCGTGCGTTGCAGAATCAAATGCTGCAAATGGATCAAACCAGTGCAGAGTTCAAAAAAGCTGCTGAACGTGCGGCTGAATTAAAAGACAATATTGGCGACTTATCTGCTGAATTGAGAGCCAACGCTGGTAATGCGTTTGAAGGTGTTTCGAATAACATTTCTTTGTTTGGTAGTCGATTGATGTCTTTAGATTTAAAAGGTGCAGGACAAGCTTTGACAGCAGTTGGGGAAGCATCTAAAAAAATCGGATTTAAAGAAATGGCTACCGAATTAGGTGGTCTTATAAAAGGGGTTATAAGTTTAGGAAAAGCATTGATAACCAACCCATTGTTTTTATTAGGGACGATAATCGCTACAATTGTAACAAATTTTGATTCGCTTTCTAAGTCTGGTGGAGTTTTAGGAAAGATACTAACTGAAATTGGTAACTTAATTGATTGGGCAATTCAAGGTTTTACCGATTTGACAGATGCAATTGGTTTAACTTCTATTGCAGCGCAAAAAGAAGCTGAAAAAATTAAAGAAGTTGCAGAAGAAATCCGCAACGAGCTTGCTAATATTGATAAAGATATTTCAGCTGAAAAAGCAAAAGCATTAAAAGATTTTAATGATAATATAAACGAAGCGTATAAGTCAGAAAAAGACAGAGTTGACTGGATTATTGAGCAGAATGAACGTCAAATGAAATCTTATGAAGAATTATATAATAACGGAATTACATTAAATGAAAGTCAAAATGCTGCTTATGAGTATTTAAAAACAAGCAATGAAAAATACAAAGAATATCTTAAAGACTTTTCAAAAGATGTAAATGAATTTAATGAAAAGAAAAGAAAAGAAGCAGCAGATAAAGCAAAAAAAGCACAAGATGAAAAGGATCGTTTGCAAAAGGAAGCAGATGATAAAGAATTGGAACGTCGTAAAAAGTTAAATGATGAAATGATGGCAGAAGATGACCGAATGGCATCTATTGACATTGAAGACTTAATAGCACGACAAAAGAAAAAAGGTGATGCGATACTTTTAACCGAAATGCAAATTCACGCAAATGCTACTGCGTTGAGAGCAAAACAATCGCAAGAAGAACTTGATGAATTAAAGAAAGCAGAAACAGCAAAAGCGCAATTGCGTGTCGATGCTTTGAAGACTTCGTTGTCAATTATCAGCGACTTAACCACAGCGTTTGCAGGAAAGTCTGAAGCACAACAAAAGAAAGCGTTCAATATACAAAAGGGTGTCAGCATTGCAACAGCAACAATCGACACTTACTTAGCAGCGCAGGGAGCGTATCGTTCTCAAATGGCTATTAGCACACCAGACGCACCTGTTCGTGCAGCAATAGCAGCAGGAATCGCAATCGCTCAGGGTCTTGCTCGTGTTGCAATTATCAGCAAACAACAATTTAACGGAAGCGGTTCAAAGAGTGGTGGTAGCAGTAGCGGTGGAAGTATTCCTTCCGCAGGTGGTGGAATGAACGCACCTTCACCGGCTAACTACGACTTTTTAAGTCAGCAACCCAACCAACAACCACCGCTTCAAGCGTACGTTGTAAGCACACAAGTGAGTAGCAATTTAGAAGCACAACAATTAATAAATAATCAAGCCCGATTAGGAGGATAAAACATGAAAAAAATTAAAGTAATTGAATACGGCATTGACGATGCTGGACTTTTAGGAGTGTATGCGATCAGCGTTGTGGAACAACCTGCAATTGGTGTTGACTTCGTTGCATTATCAGAACAACACAGCGTGAAATTCAAAGAAGATTTCAGAGGTCTTCTTTATGGTGCTTTGCTTATTCCCGACCAACTAATATATCGACGTGACGAAAAGACTGACGAAGAATACTATGTGAAGTATTCAAAAGAAACGATTCGTGCAATCGCTTACAACTACTTGAAACAAGCGAACCAAAACAACGCAACCGTTGAACACGCAAAAGTTGTTGATGGAGTGTCGCTCGTTGAAACGTGGATAATTGAAGGCGAGAATGACAAGTCAAAGAACTTCGGCTTTTCCCTTCCAGAAGGGACGTGGTTCGTTTGCATGAAAGTAGAGAACGAAGAAGTGAAGAAACAGATACAAAACAAAGAAGTGTTAGGTTTCTCGATAGAAGGGAACTTCATCGCTGAGAAAGAAATGTATTTGAGCGAGCAAATACCTTCTTTACTTCAAGAATTAGAAGCAATTCTTAAAGGCGAATAAATGAACATAGAAGCAGGGGGGTTTCTAAAAGTTGAATTGTTCAACGATGACGCTAACCTGTTTCTTCTTGCGCTCACGAAGATAACGAATGAGAGCGGCAAAATGGGTTTTAAGACGTATGGTTTGAACGAACAAGAAATCAAGGTGCTGAATGACATTCTTGAAAATTTAGGATAAAAAAAAACGAGGGGTAACTACTCCCCTCGTCAAACCTAAAATCAAAAAGAAACTATGAAAAGAATCAATTATGAAACAAATGTACATTCTTTTCTATTTAGGAACTAAATATTTAATTAAACAAATTATGAACTTACGAGAAAAAGTAAACGCTCTTTTCGCAAAACATAATGTTAGCCTTTCTGCTGAAGAAGTAGTTGAGGTGAAGCAAATGGTTGAAGCGATTCTTGAGGACGGGACAAGTATCTACACAGACAGCGACACTTGGGCAGCTGGTGTTCGTGTATTCGGCAAAGACGCAGACGGCAACGACGTCGAGTTGATGGACGGCGAATACAAGACAGCAGAAGGAATCACAGTTGTTGTTGCAGGTGGTCTTGTTGTTGAATTGAAACCAATGGAAGAAGAAGCTCCAGAGGTTGAAGTTGTAATCGAAGAAGAACAAGCAACAGAAGTTGTTGCGGATTCTTTCAACGCAGAAGTTGAAGGTCTTCTTTCTTTGGTTGCAAAATTGGAAAGCGAACTTTCTGAAATGAAGAAAGCGAACGCAGAACTTTCATCTAACGTTGAGAAGTTGAGCGCACAACCTGCTGTTCAATCAATCAAAGAAGTAAAACAATCAAAAGTAAACACCCCTTCTAAGCCATACGCTAAAATGTCGGCAGAGGAGCGTTTCGTATTTCACTTAAACAAATAAAAAAAAACAAACAATAAAAAATGGCTACTACTACATCATTAACTACCACCTATGCAGGTAGAGAAGCGGCAGGATATATCCGTGCTGCATTTTTGAGCAACGAATCGCTTGCTGCGGTTACGTTCAAAGAGAACATCGAGTACAAACAAGTTGTTCGTAAATTAGTTGATAACGTTACTTTTGCTAACGCAACTTGTGACTTCACACCAACAGGAACTGTAACACTTACAGAGCGTATTTTGACTTTAGAAAAATTCCAAATCCACAGATCTTTGTGTAAAAAGGATTTTTTAGCGGATTGGGAGGCAAAATCAGAACAAGACGGATTCCTTCACGCTTCATTAACTGACGCATTAATTGCTAACGTAATGGCGGGTATGGCTGCAAACAACGAGGTTGTTATGTGGCAAGGTGTTAACGCAACAGCAGGTGAGTACGCAGGTTTCGAAACTTTGTTCTTGGCTGACGCTGCGGTTCTTGATGTTTCTTCTCCAGTAGCAATCGATTCTACTAACGTAATCGAAGAAATGGCTCGTTTAGTTTTAACACTTCCTACTCGTGTTCGTCGTGCTACTGAAAAGCCTGTTATCGCTGTATCTTCTAACGTTGCTGAAGCGTTCAGAACTGCAATCTTAGGTTTAGGCGGTGGTTCTTACTTGTATCAAGGAGATACTTTTTAGTTGACTTGGCAGTGACAATACGACATTATCGAATGTCCGGGAATGAGCGACGACACAATGGCTTTCTTCCAAAAGTCAAACCTTTGGTTCGGTACTTCTTC